TAACTTCAGGACCGGCAGGATGTATTCCAGGTATTCTTACCTTAACTCTATCACCCCAAACATCTTTCCATTCGGCATTTTTAAAATATTGATTCTGACTTGGAGGAATCTGAGCTATTTTTTTACCATTAAAATGAAATCTAGAACGCGACATTACTTTTTACCTTTATATAATTTATTATCCATAAGAATCACGAACTAACATCATCGATGTGGATGATGATGTTGAATCAAAATGATGACATAAACTTAATATCAAATATCTTCCACTCTGGGTTTCATCTGTGCTTCCAACACTTTTATTTTCCTGAGATATAACTTCAAAACTACAATTAATTACATTACCTGCTCTTAGATTTAAATTACAAGGAACCTGAATCTGAATAATTTGATCGAATAAAGAATTATATCTCGTAGATGATTGTGCTAACCAATTTTTTGGATCATTGTCTAAAATATTCTCAACTCCAGAATTAAAGGTTCCAAACTCCGGAATTGTAAAGTAAGTCATAGATGATGGAGTTGTTGGCACTTCATATATTTTACCTAATGTTGCTGGTAAATTTATTGTATTTTTATTCTCTTTATATTCATGTTTTATTGGATCAAAAGTAAACATTTCATTAGAAAAAACTCCTGCTCTCTGACCAGTCATATTGTCACCCCTTTTCAGGATAGACATAAAATTTATTCTAAAATCGTTAGTATCATCCTTCACACTTGATCTCAATACTTCATTTTTAAAATAGGATGCTACGGGTGCTTGTGATACTAGATCATCAATTGCTCTAAAATTAAATCCATCCTGTGTTTCATAAAAGAAATATCCTGGATTTCCTTTTATGGGTATAGTTTGTGGTGCAAGTTCTCCACATATGACTTCATATACGGATTTATTCCAACCATAAAAACTTAAAGAATTTTGAGATGGAGTAATAAAAATATTATTATCCGGAACTCTCACATAATCTTTCAATAATTTACGGACAGAATTGCTAATATTTCCAGTGTAGTTTCTAGTTACGGGAAGTTGTGTCTGTTTGCAGTATTGTGAAAATAAACTTAACCCAACTCCTTCACGCTGCGATCCCTGATCCGGAACTGTAACTTTATCGAATATTAATGGTTTTCTGGAAAAATTCAGTTCCTTTCTTTTATTTGTAAATGGATCGATAGATGGATTTGTAATCCTAAATTTAACTCTTATATCACCAGTAAGTGGAAGGGCAGAACTTAAAGTTCCATATTTTTCTTGACGACTATATTGCTTATCATATGGAACCGATCCTCCAATATCTACTATCGTAAGATATCCACTTACATTTGGGGATAAAAGACTTTCATAATAGTCAAAATTTACTACTTTAGCACCATATGGATCAGTTCCACTAATATCTATTACTTTACCATTTTTTTCCAATTCAAAAAGTTCATATGCCGATGCATTTGCCGCGCTTGCCATTTACTTCACCCCCTCCATATTGATGGTGTTTTTCTTTTTCCACCAGAATTAGATGATGGTACACTTACAGGCATTGGCATTGGAACTGGAAATGGAACATAACTTTGAACTGGTTGTACTGCATAAATGAATACCGATTGATTATTCATACTTCTATTTAATAGTCTTAATCCAGGTCCTCCACCAGCACCTCCAGGATTATTTAAATTACCATTATTATTAGGTACAGAATTTATTATCTTTTGTGGATTTGGTGGACCACTTTCTAAGTGGCTTAACGAATATACATTTCCATTTGGTGCCTGAATATATACTCTATTTCCATATCCACCCACGTTTGGTACATATTTAATAAACTTAAATCCACTTTTAAGGGTTATTGCTTCTCCACCCACTCCACCAAAGTCCTCTCCATGGTGATGTCTTCCTCTACCATTATTTCTCCATTGAGACCATCCAATTCCATCATTACCATCTTCAGGTCCATATAAAGCAGTTATCATATCAATTCCATCAATTAAAATACCTCTCTTTACAGAATCTGGAATTGTGTAATTTGTATTATATGGAATACCTTCTTGCTCTATATGAATATGTGGACCGGTGGAATTTCCAGTGCTTCCAAGATATCCGATTACTTCTTTAGTAGAAACTCCTTGAGTAGTTATAGGTATATTGAGTCCAGGAGTCCTAGGTCTAGGAGTCCTAGGACTCCTAGGAGATTTAGAAGAAGAATCAATCGAGTTTAACTGAGACCAATTAGTCAGCATTTTTTTAAATGCTTCCACGTTCTCAGAGTCCTTATTTACAACATCATTAATACCATCTACCGATTTTGAAAAACCAGCAAATCCAGTATCGGCATCTCTTTGTGCTTTTTTTCCAACTCCGGTTCTTCTAAATGTAAATGCTGGTTGTGTTTCTTCAGATTCACCTTTCTTAGTATTCCCTCCCTTTATTGTTCCACCAGAACTTTTTTGCTGAACCCGAACAGGTCCCCATCCTTTCGGATTAGTTTGTGGTGATGGAACATTTCTAGGTAAAGGATTTATAGGATTTCCATCTTTATCTGTAGGAAACCAGTACAGGTCTCCACCATCTTTATATGATCTACCATATGTTGGAGTTTTTGCTGGTTGTGATTGTTTTTGTTGCTGATTTTGTTGCTGATTTTGATTTTGAGTGCCTTTTAACCACGAATTAAAAATTGAGACACTACCAGAAACCAAATTTATAAAATTATCAACATCCTTAATAGCTTTATTATATCCTTTTACAAAATTATTTCTCACAGATTTGGATAATGATGTTGTTAAATCAATTAAACCTTTTATTGCTCCTATAAATCCTTTAATAAATCCAGTAAATGCTTTAAAGAAATCACTATTTAAAAATTCATTTATTTTATTAATAATTGCAGGTAAAGATTTGATTAGAAATCCGAGAGCAATGAGACCAAAAAATTCCATAATCTTATCAAAAATTCCCATCGCAGGTCTACTGACTGCACCTGCAATAGAAAGAAATCCAGATCCAATTCCAAGTCTTTTAGTTTCTAGTGTAGTTTCTTCTTTCTGCTGTTGATTTTTCTTTATAATATTGAGAGTAAGATTTTTTTTCTGCCTTTTTAATTTACTAAGAGTTTTATTTGATGAAATCAAATAACTCTTAATATTAGTTACGTTTAGTTTTAGTTTTTGTACTTGAGTTTCCATATCTTATTAGTACAAGTAACTAATTCCATATAATTCTGGAGTGACATCCATATATGGATTAAGAATATTTATTGGTGATATAACATTAATTCGGTTTGCTTCAGATTGCATCTCTGGAATTTCTGGAGGTTTTGATGTTTGTGTTGGTAAAACCATTGGTAAGAAATTCATTCCACCAGATTTAGAAGAACCCGGAACAGAACTAAGAGTTATACCACTCTTTGGTTTCGTTGGTTTTATATTTGGAACTTTAATTCCCATTCCACCACCACCACCACCAGTTCCACCATCAAGAATCTTCTTTGCCTTTTCTTGCTCAATAAATCTATCAAACTGTTGTATAGCATCTCCAAAATCTTGAGCAAGTTCTCCTTGTTTAGAAACTACTCCCAACAATTTCTCAATCGCAAGAGTAAATGTTCCCCAAAGTCTTCCGGCATTATCATTAATATCTTTTAGAAGAGGTCTGAATAGCATCGCAGATTCTGTTTTTATAACTTCTTCACCAGGAGCAAGCCTCGCATTAACACTATCAACTTTTCCCGATCCTCTTCCACCAACAGACCCACCTTCAGAAAATCCTAAAGCACAAGTGTTACATTTTTTAGGTGGATCAATTGTTCCACCCCTTGCCCTAAGAACGGGCAATGGTGACATTGCTCCTGCGCTCAATAGTTGCATTAATAAAGAAGATACCGCCCCCAATATTGTAGATGCATCGTTAAAATCTAAACCTGATTGATTTTGTTTAGTATCTGCAGTAGCTGCATTATATAAATCAACAATCCCACTTAATGCCACAGTTTTTGAAAGATCAGGTAAAGGTTGTCCACCAGTTTGTGGTGCGGTGGTTAATGCACCGGCAACACCTAAGGCACCAATAACTGCAAGTCTGTTATTTTTTAACCAATCTAAAATATTGGAAGTAGTTAATACAGTTACAGTAGCACCAGCAAAACATGATGCGACTTGGGCACAAATGTTACCACCCCCACCAGAACCGGGAGGTTTAGGAGGATTTTTATTAAACCATTTCGATATCTCTCGTAATGTATTTGCAAATCCTACAAGTTTTATTAATGCTCCAAATAACTTAATCCCAAGTAAGGTAATTGTAATTTCTTTCCAATACTTCGTAATGAAGTTAAAAACTGCCTCAACCTTTTTTCTATTTTCTTCTTTACTTAACCACTTAAATGCGGCACTCAAAAGAATACCAGTTAAAACAAGACCAAAAAATTCTTTGATTTTATCAAAGATACTTCTAAAAGGTGCTGTAACTTTATTTACCGTTTCACCAAGAGTGCTTGTTATTTTTCTAGTTGACTCTAAAGACTTTTCTTCTTTTGCAAACTTTGCTTTCGATTGTGCTGTTCTTATCTGACTAATTGTTTGTTTCTCTTCTGCGATTCTCATCGCAAAATCATAAGAAAGTTGTTTTTGTATTTCTACAAGTATTTGATTTGTTTGTGCTAATGATTGTGATATAGGTGATGATTCTCCACTTATGGCATCAGAACCGACATTCGTTTTCTTTAAAATTAATTGAGACTTAGAAACACCACTTATCGGGGAAGAAGTCATCATCTTTCTTCCCAATCGGGTCTTTTTGATTTGTGGTGCTGTGTATAAAGGACTATTGAATGCCATTCTGTTGCTGTTCCTTTAGATTCTCTTCTTCAATATACTGTTCCAATAATGAAACGTATATATCCTTTTCCCAAGGAATCATATTTTCTAACTCTGTCAATGAGTATTTATGATGCTGCATCAAGGCAAAATTAATCTTATAGTATGACTCAAGATTAGTATGAGCCATACCTAACTGAAAAAACTTGCCAGTCCCTCCAGAACAATTTCAGATTCGACTCCAGTATTAGGATTCTTTACTGCAATTGTATGAGAAAGTTTTGGCATTGTGGTAAAGAAATTTTCAATCAACTTAAATTGCTTTGTATTTAATTGATCGAGAAACTCATCCAATTCTTTCTTTGAAAAATCTGATGCATTCCAACTTTCCTCAGAGTCATATACCACATCGATGCATGAAGTAATGACATTTAGGGACTTACTAACATCACTCATATTATCATTAACCTCAAAATTATTTTCAATGAATTGATCCAAAGATGGATACTTGAGTTTCATAGAAAGATTATCATCTAATTTAATAATATTTGTATGTTCTTTACTTTTTTGAACTTTAATTGAATCAATATCAATGCTCATTTCGACTTGAGTTTCACCATCATCGGGACAAGTCACATTAACTTCTACAGTTTCACCAACGGACTTTGCACGAATATTTAAAAACAGATATTCAATATCAAATGTGGAGAGATCTTTAATTTTAACTCCTCTGGTTAAGATACACTCTGTTAAGATATCAATGATTGCATTTGTAATCTGAGTCATGTCTTCAGATTCTAAAGCCATAATTAAGATTTTTTCTTCCTTGACTAAAAATGGACGATATTTAATCTTTTTTCCAGTAGAAGGCAATTCCAACTCATAAGTTGGTGTATTAATCTTGGGTAAAGGCATTTTAAAAAATACAATTCAGGTTTAGTTATTTATTACCTAAGTTAACGACCATTTAAGTTCTCTTGCTTTATTTTTAGAAGAGTATTCTGGGATTACCAATTGGTGATTTCACGGAATCACCAATCTTAAGATCATTATCAGTTGGAAACTCTATATTTCCTACTTTATCTTCCTTTATTTTATTTCTTTCCACAACATACCGATCATAATTAAATGTTGCCGTAATTTTTAGTAATTCTGCTGATCCATATGATACTGGAATAGATACAAGTCCTTTTGGAAATGCATTAACAAACTTATAAGATAATGATGTTTTATGATCTCTTTCAAATTTAAGTATCTCTATCCCCTGAATCTTATAATCTTCAGGATATCTAAATCTTCTATAAACATTTGTATTTGTGTCAGTGGATGCTGCCACTTCGGAAGCACCAGAAATATAATCCATCCATCCTTCAAAAAATCTTAATGCTTGATAATCAGAATCAACATAAAAAGTCAAGTCCATATCAGTATAAAGACGAGTATGGGCAAATTCCTGCGGAACTCCCATAAAATCACCTTTCACTTCTCCGGTGGCAAAAGAAGTCACCGGAAGTGTTGCCTCGGCACAAAGAAATCCTAATTTACCAGTTACGAAACTTGGAATATTTTTTCCACCTTCTCCATAATTTTTTTCAAAATGGTTTTTTAAAGTTTTTGATATGGGAATGTTAACCAAATATTGATTATTGAGAGAAAGAGCACCAATCTTTCTTCTCATTTCCTGCATTGTTAATTTTTGAACCAGAGAGTTACCCACTCTAAATACCTATACGACTACTTTATTATTAGTTATTTAGATGTCATATAAGGGATATTACAAACCATCTTATCCTAGAAAGTATAAAGGTGATCCAAACAATATCATTTATCGTTCCTTATGGGAGCGCAAATTCATGAGATATTGTGATATGAATGAAAATATATTGGAGTGGGGAAGTGAAATAAACACCATCCCATATCGTTCTCCAGTTGATAATCGATACCACAGATACTTCCCTGATTTTTATATCAAGGTCAAAGAGAATAATGGTAAGATTAAAAAAATGATTATTGAGATTAAACCATATAAGCAGTGTATTGAACCCAAAGTCCAAAAGAGAAAGACAAAGGGTTATATCTATGAAGTTGTTGAGTATGCCAAAAATCAGGCAAAATGGAATGCTGCCAAAGAATGGTGTTTAGATCGTGGTTATGAGTTTAAAGTTCTTACAGAAAACGAACTCGGTATTAAGTAATGCCAAGAAAAACACTCAAACAAAGAAAAAATCCAACAGACGATCAAGAAAATCGTGTGCGTGGTGTTGTTCGTGATTTGATTGGAACAGAAGATGCTGATGATATTATGACAGAACTCATCAGTGTTCTAAATGAAGGTGGGAAGAGTGCATCTGTCGGAAAATATTATACCTTCTTTTATGATGCCAAAACAACAGGAAGATCATATGACCAACATCCTCTTGTGGGTGTGACTGAAGTCTTCTCTTGGGGTTTTCGTGGTATCAACTTTCACTGGAGAGATAGAAGACAATATACCTATGACCAGATTATCGGAGGACTTTATGAAATCTATCCAGAAGAAATGTCTGATGTCATAGAACTCAATTTTACTAAAGTTCGTTCTAAATAACTAAAAAGTAAGATAGATGACTGATAGAAGTGCCTTTCCAACAGGGACGACAAGTTCAACATCAAATAAACAACCCCCAATACCTGGAAATAATAATAATAGTAATAATAATTCTAAAAATAGATTTCCAAATGTGACAACGGGTACAGCACCCCTCCCGCAAACTCCACCAACTACAATCCCCGCAAATCAAGTAAATTCTTCAGAAGAGATTGGAAAATATAATGGGGGGATTTTAAGATATCCATATGAAGCACTAACGGATAAAACAGACTATTTGCAGATTGATATTAGGAATTATAATTCTGCTTCATCTGTAAGTAAGGGTAGTTTAGTATCAGGAAGAAATGAAAATAATAGTAGTAGAAGAGGAAATGACCCATTTAATCCCAATGTTAAAAATATAACAACAAAAAACTTATCAACATCTCCTCTTGTTCCAGAAGTTAGAAATAATAAAAAGGTATCAGTAGGGACAATACTTCTTCCAATGCCATCTAATATTCAGAGTTCAAACTCTGTAGATTTTTCAAATTCAAATTTAGATGGATTGACCGCAGATGTTTATGGACGCATTGAAGGATTTTCTAAAACCCTACGTGGAAAAAATCCCACTGAGTTTTTGGAGGCACTTACTACAAAAGCAGGAACGGAAGCTTCTGATTTTATAACAAATAATGGAATATTTGGACAACTTCTCACACAACAATTTTATACTGACGCAGCAAACATTCCTCTTGGAGGTTCATTAACAAGAGATGCTATTTTTGCAAGATCTAAAGGTGAAATTCTAAATCAAAACGTAGAACTTTTATTTAATGGGGCAAAAATAAGATCATTTAAGTTTTCTTTTAAATTAACTCCAAGAAATAGCAATGAAGCACTGCAAATTAAATTAATAATCAATGCATTTAAAAGGCATATGGTTCCAAAATTGACAGGACAAACTGAACAAACATCAGTCAATAATTTATTCTTAAAATCTCCTTCAATTTTTGAACTTACTTATAAAAGTGGAAGTATAAAAAATCCATTTTTAAATAGTTTTAAACAATGTTTTTTGACTGATATGTCTGTAAATTATACAGGTGAAGGAACTTATGCTGTTTATAATGACTCAACTCCAGTTTCTATGGTTTTAGAACTTGGATTTAAAGAACTTGAACCAATTTATAATCAAGATTATGCTACTGCAAATTATTGAGAATATTTTTCTAAATAGTTAAAAAGAGAGATAATATAGATGGTCTTTCCTACACCAGAAAGAAATCAAGGTTTACCCCCACCAAACCCAAGTGCTGCTGCTGCAAAACGTCTACCTACCAACCCATCCAATCCACCACAATCATTACAACTCGACCCCTTTAATAAAGAATATAAAAGAAAAGAGTATGGTTCTATTTTAAGATATCCATATGAAGCACTAACGGATGATACAGACTATTTGCAGATTGATATTAGAGAATATAATACTGTAAAAGGTTTATCTGGGAAGTTGACTTCTGATGGACCATTAAGACAAGGTTCATTTAATAGTGTAAGTGGACTTACCACAGCAGAATTAAAAACTACTAAAAAAAGATTAAATGCGAAAGGAACTATACTTCTTCCTATACCATCCAATATTCAAGATGAAAATTCTGTAAGTTATACTGAAGGAAATCTAGATGAGATAACATCAAGCATTTATAGTACATTGGCCTCCGAGCCGGTTACAACCACTGGTGGAAATACTAATGCATTCAATGATATTGCAACGCAGTTAAAGAACAAAGTTCAAAATATTGGAAGAATATTTTTAGGCAAACCAGAATTTGGTAGATTAATAGCAACTGATCTTTTGGCACAAGCAGCAAACATTCCTCTTGGAGGTTCATTAACAAGAGATCAAGTTATTGCAAGATCTAGTGGACAAGTTTTAAATCAAAATGTAGAACTTTTATTTAATGGAGTAAATATAAGAACATTCAAGTTTTCTTTTAAATTGACGCCAAGAAATGAGGATGAAGGAGACCAAGTTTTCTTTATAATAGAATCTTTAAAGCAAAATATGTCTGCACAAATAAATGCAGAGGGATTATTTTTAGAAACTCCAAATGTTTTTGAACTTACTTACAAACAAGGAGGTGATAGGCATCCCTTCTTAAATAGTTTTAAACAATGTGCTTTGACTGATATGTCGGTCAATTATACAGGTGAAGGAACTTATGCTGTTTACAGTGACGCAACTCCAGTTTCTATGGTTTTAGACCTCACATTTAAAGAACTTGAACCAATTTATGATCTTGATTATGATGATCCAATAGCATCAACAGGAGTAGGATACTAAAAATGGGATACTTCAGAGAACTACCGGATGTAGAATATCAGTCATTTTTGTCTGATGCAATTTCATCTAAAGACTATCTACTAGTTAAAAACTTATTCAGAAGAAATAAGTTGCGTGATGACTTACAGAATGTCTTCACACTCTTCAATAAATATCAAATCCCCGAAGGTGCAAGACCTGATACTGTTGCAGAAGCATTTTATGGAAGTGCAGAACTTGATTGGGTTGTCCTAATGACTGCTGGTATTATCAATGTCAGAGATGAATGGCCCCTCTCAAACTATCACTTATATTATCATGTGGAAAATAAGTATGGTGTTGAGAACTTATCAAACATTCATCATTATGAAACAATAGAAGTTAAAGATTCAAAAGATAGGTTGATTCTTCCTGCTGGTAAAGATGTCAACGAAGATTTTACCTTAAATTATAGTGATGATGGATCTAAAGTTTCTTTATCAGGTGATGATGTAAGAAGAGGAGTTACCAATTGGGAATATGAAACTCGTAAGAATAATGAAAAATCCTCGATTTATTTACTAAAACGAGGATATTTACAACAATTTTTAAATGATATGAGAGAGATTATGACTTATGG